CGAATTAGCAGCCTCTGTTAAAGCGTCTTGCATTGTATAAGCATCCTCTTCGATACCGCCAGCAATACCTCGCGGAATCCAGCGACCTACTGCATCACGACCCCAACGAGAGGGAGAATGAATGCCGAAGAATCCGAGAACGTTGTCTTTAAATCCGCCTAACACACTTTTAGCAGCGTCCCATAATCCTCCTGCAGCACCACTAATACCACCAGCGATACCGCGAATAATATCCATCCCTACACTGCCCCAGTTAATGGACGTAAATGCGTCTTTTAAACCAGTGATAAGTGATAAGCCTGTTTCAGCCATTAGTCCAATATTGCCTGCAAACGCAGAAACTAACGCCCCAATAATCTGTGGCACAGCACGGGCTACAGTAGTCATAATCAGCGGTAAGTTTTGCACTAAAGCCACCAATAACTGCACGCCTGCGTTGATAATCTTATCTAAATTACCTAATAGCGCAGTGGACATAGCGTTAACAATTTGAGGCATTACTCTAGTAATTGTTGTAATAATCACTGGCATATTTTGTACTAAGGCAATGAGTAATCTCACGCCTGCATCAATTAATTGAGGTATCGCACTAACAACTGCATTAACAACATTTTCGACAACAACCGGAATCACTGCAACTATTTGGGCAATGATTGTAGGTAAAGCTGTAACTAATGCCGTTAATAATTGGATACCTGCATCGATAATAATCGGAATTGAATTAACCAGAAAAGTAACTAAACTAGTAATCAATTGTGGCAAGCTATTAATCAACATTGGGATACCAGCGATTAAACCTTGTGCTAGTCCTAAAATTAACTGCAAAGCTGCATCTAATAGCATTGGCAAATTATCAATCAAGCCTTGAACAATCGTGATAATCGCTTGTACTGCCGCAGGAATCAACGTAGGCAAAGCCTCTCCAATTCCAGAAACTAAAGTCGAAATTAATACAATAGCTGCTTCAATCAATAGTGGTAAATTATCAACAATCGTTTGGACGATTGTCATAACCGCTTGAACAGCAACAGGAATGATTTCAGGTAATAGGCTTAGCAACGTTTGTAACACTTGACTAAACAGGTCTGTAACTGCTGTTAACAGTGTAGGTAATAATTCCCCTATTGCTGTTAATAAACCGTTAATTACAGTTGGTAAGGCTGTTACGATATTTTCTAGCACAGGAGTAATGTTTTTAACCACATAGCCAAATTGTTCGACTAAATCATTAACCAACTTACCAACATCTGCGTTGGCATTCCCCATACCTGCTAATAAGTTAGTCCAAGCCGAACTCATACCTGCAATAGACCCGCTGATTGTTTCAGTTGCTTCAAGTGCTGTGGTACCTGTTATGCCCATCTCTGTCTGCATAACGTGAATCGCTTCGGTAACATCCGCAAAGCTGGAAATATCGTATTTTATACCCGATATTTTTTCAGCATCTTCTAACAGGCGCTTCATTTCCTCTTGTGTACCGCCGTACCCTAGCTTAAGGTTGTCCAACATGGTGTAATTTTGCTTGGCAAAACCTTGATAGGCGTTTTGGATACTGGTGATATCTGATCCCATCTTATTGGCATTATCAGACATATCCGTTACAGCTTGATTGGCAACATCTGCTGCCTTTTCTGTATCTCCGCCAAGTGATTGTAGCAAACTAGCACTAAATCCCGTTACGGTCTCCATATACTCATTTGCTGACATACCAGCCGTTCGAAAGGCTTCGTCAGCATATTGTTGCACCTTTTTAGACGCTTCGCCGAAAAGAGTATCTACCCCACCGACTAGCTGTTCATAATCTGCATAGGCGGAAATAACTTGTTTACTAAGAGTGACTGCCGCAGTACCTGCAACTCCAACTGCTACTGCAGCGCCTGCACCAATAACTTTCAAACCATTACCCAATTTACTAAAAATACCACTGGAAGTTTTTGCTTTTCCAGTTGTCTCGTCGATGGCATCATTAGCTTGCTTATTATCCGCACTTATTTTCCCGAACATCTCAAAAATATTAAATGCCAAAGCCATCACCTCCCATGTTATCCAACATATTCAAGGCGTTTTTGGCAGCCTTCTGAGCTTCTGATTCAACTTGCTCTTTCGATTTGTTGCTATCCATTGTCTTTTGTTTAAAGTCGTTAAACGAGCCTTCTCTATATGGATTCGATAGATAAATCGCCCAAAGCCTTTCGTTTAGTTCTTCTTCAAACAAAGTCGTGATAAACTCAGGCGCGGCTTTCCATGACATAGTAGACAATAAAAAAGAGACCTCACTATATCGTTTGAATAGTGTGTCTCTAAATTTATGTATACCGCCGTGGTTCTGGACTAGAAGAGCAATTCTAATACTTCTTTCAATTCCGGCTTTAAGAAAAAATCCTTCACCAGTAAACTGTAAGTAACGATATTTGTTTCGCCAATTTCTTCGGGCGTTTTCCCTGTCAAATCAGCTAGAAAACCGTTCAATTCTGTTTTAATTTCGTTTGAATGTACCAAAATAAAATTCGCTGCTTTTCCTACAAAATTAAAACTTTGAGCAGAAATTTCTTCCTGAATGGATTTAATCTGATCTGCAAATGATTCTTGTTGTGATTCATCTTTGTTGCTAGCAATTAACGCTAACCCTTGCGCTTTTTGCGTTTGAATCTTAGCGACATCTTTTTGTTTTAAGAAATCAGTGACTAATTCAGTGACATTCAAGATATTGACAATTTCAATAATTTTGAAGATATCATTTGCCTGTAATTCACGCATTTTGTAGCCGACTAAACGCTCTTTAATTTTAGTGTTTTTTTCGGCTTTTTTGATTTCTAAAGCCTTTTTGTCAGCTTCCATCTGTTCTGTGGTTAGTTGTGCAACTTTTTCGCTCATTTAGCTTTGTCCTCCTCTGGCGCACCATCAACTTTTTTATTCGTTTTAATTGCTGTTTCATCAACTGGACCATCTTTAATCGGCTCAATTAAAACTTTTTTTAATTTGTTGTTTTTAGTAGATAGTTGTTTGATTCGTTTTTCGTTATCACTGGTATAAATATCACCTAACCAGTATTTTTTGCCTTTTTCAATAAATGGATAAATTACCTTGTATTTCAACATGTCTTCATCCTTTCTATGGCTCTAGTTCTGGCTCTTTTGGCATTAAAATCTTAACTGGTAAGGACATAGTGGAAATATCGTCAATCGGTGTACGTGCAGCAAACGTTAATGGATAAATCGATTCTGCTTTGTCCTTCACTTCCAATTCAAGCCCAGAAGTGCAGATTGCATGTTCCATGATAATGATTACTGGTTTATCAGAGCCGCTAATTGTGCCAATATAACCTAGATTACGAATATAATCTGTTGCTTCAATTTTTTGTTTCGGCGTAATCACGTCATAGCCTTCTGGAAAATCTGTTCCAGTTGATTCTGTCGAATTAGCAAATAATGCCATTCTAATATTTTCACGTGTATGCTCGATTACATTGATTTCAAATGTTCCTTCGCTTGATTCAATCATATCGCCGCCAACTGGTGTCGTGAATACACCGTCAACTTCTACTTGTCTTAGATTATTTTTAAGTGATAGCTTGGAACCTCCACTTGTAGCCCCTAATGGATCGTATGACCACTTTTTAGCTGTACTATCCCACTCTAAATTAAAAACTACGGCTCCCGCATTCAACAAGTAACGCTTAGGTGTATCCGCGGTATAACCGCTTTTTGGTAATGTTTCGCTAGTAATTGCCATTCTAAATCCTCCAATCAAATTTTGCATATAATTGTAACGCTCTTCGTTGTAAAGTATCAGACCTTGTTGGGATTGGGTTATAGTTGCGATATTCGATTTGCACAAGAAATTTATCTGTTAGTTGGTGAAATCCACCGTCCTGATTAAATCTCTCAATCATACCTGATACTGCTTTTTCAATATCAACGTCATTAGTACTGTTATCAAAAATATCCACATCAACATAAAATCCTTGACCAGTAAATGTTGTTGGTTCGCCGGTCAAAGAAAAAGTTTGATATGGATAATTGACTGTTTTCTTTTTATTTTTTAAATAATGCGACTCAGGGACAATTGTGCTAAATAGTCCCGTTAGATAGTTAATCACATCAATCTGTTGACTCATTAGCTAAATCCCTCCAAATATTTCTTTTGCTAAAGCTTCGATAGCTGAACGATTCTTGCGAAAAGCTGGACGTAAATACGGCTTAGGTTCTTGCCCCCAAGTAAAAAACCATTCGCCACTAGGGTCTTTATACATCCATCCACCTTTACGACCATTCCCATTTTCTGCGAATTCTCCTGTTCCGAATTCAACATAAACAGCATATTCAACGTTAGTCCCCACATATCCAGTTAATTCAGCTTCATCAACATGGTGGTCAATGGAGTTTCGTAGTCTAGCAGTTTGAACCGTTGCTAAGGCTACTGCTTGCCCTTCGACGAGAATACAAGCTTGGAATAGCCATTGGATTGTAGCGTCTTTCAGAGCTTCTTTTGCTTCGTCGGAATGGTCAATAAATTTCATCAAGCCCACCTCTTACAATAAATTTCTAAGTGGTCACTCAATTCCATCACGTCATCCACAAAGGTGATTTCATACGTGACGCCAGTCCGTGGGTTATAAATACGGTCAGTAGATTCAATCGTAAAGCTAGTGTCTTCTGTCAAAAAGATATGACTGGACGTGGCCAACAAACTGTTTTGGTACTGCTGTTCGTCAGAGCCTGTTAGAAGGTCTAACCAACCTAAAGGCGTGTGAACAGTTTCCCATTTATAAATTGGGTCGTTCAATTCGTCTGTTTCCCCAGTATCTACTTCTCGTTTAATTTCAAATGGGAACATTCTACCACCTCATCTTGCGATATTTATCAATAAATGACATCATAGCAGCAGGATAACCAGCGACTGTCTCCGCACTGTTTTGGTCATAGTAGGTTTCAGACATGCGAGAGACCGTTTTAGATTTCAAACCGATTTTATCTGCAGTTTTAGCATCGTATTTTAACAATCTTGTCACACCGAACACAATATCAGGAGGATATTCAATTTTAGTGATAAAGGCAGATTCGTCATTCCCGACAAACAAACGTGCGCCATCTCGCACAGTAATTGTATTGCCTTCTAAGGTTTTGACGACATACAAACCATTATTCCACTTACTACCGGACACTTGGATAGTATCACCAGTTCGCAAGCCTTCAACTTCATCGAAAACGACGATAGAGGTTTCTGAATCAAATCTTAAGTTACAAAATCGGACATTTAGATTTTGAAATGGATTGTTTGTTTCGGCGCGAATAGCCTGTTCAATCCCATCTAAACCCTCTTGTGTGATACTCGGATAAACAGCTTGAGCCTTTTCTAAAGAGATAATCATTGGTTAGCTCCTTTCTAAAAAGAAAAAGAGGTAGCTTATTTGCCATCCTCTTTCGCGTGGTCATCTAACAATTGCTTCAGCGTTTCATTTTTGGCATTACCGCTAAATTCTACACCCAATTCTTTCAACTTAGCTTTAGCCGCTTCACGGTCAAAAGGTTCATCTTTTTCAGATCGTAAAGCGTTTAGCTCTGCTTCTAAAGCTTCTTTTTCAGATCGTAAAGCGTTGTATTCTGCAACTGAGTAAGTTTTACCACCTGTTGCTGGTTTTACAACTTTATATGAGTTCGTTTTTCCATCTAATTCTACTACGTCATAACCTTCTGCTAAATAAAAAGCCTTATCTGTATCAGCTACAGACAAGACTCGATTATCTTTTTTCACTTTAATAGACATGTTTGCTCCCCCTTATTCTTCGATTACGAATGCTAAACCGTCATGTTTTGACTCGAACAATAATACATCATCGTATGATTGTTCGTAGTACAAGTAATTTCCGCTATTAGCCGCTGATGGTGCATCCAAACCTACAAAACTATATTTTTGAGGTGCAGCCATACAAGGAATATAAATCAAAAAGAAATGAATTTGTTTAGCTGTCGGGTCTGCAACAGCTCCAGTCGTGAAATCATACAATGTTTTCATGCGATCAGATGGAATTGGTGGTTCGATAGTCACTTCATCCAATCGGTTGATAATACGATTGATTTCCCCATTATTATTTTGAACTGGTACCGTACGAGAGAATTGTTGCAAGTTTTTGATTAGTGTTTTAACAGTTGGGGTACAGAAAATAGTACGTCCAACCGCTGGAACACCTTTTTCATCCATGTTAGTCATTAATTTATCAAAAGTAGCCAAGAAATTTGTTTCATCCAATGTCATTTGTTCAATACCTTGACCTGTGGCAATGGCATTCTTACGAGTAAATAACGTTGAAGTCATTTGTTTATCCATTTCAGGAATTTTTTCTTCGTCGTTATAAACTTTAGTTACATTGGCAATTGACACTACTTGATTCGTTTCATCGATATCTGACGGGTCAACTAAAGTAGACCAGTAGCGCTCGTTCGTCAATGTGTAATCTTCCCATTGATTTTCGTAATTCGCTTCAACGGAAGTAATTGAACGACGTACACGATCTTTACGTCCACCTGTAATTAATAACTTAGGAATTTTAACGGTTTTCGCTCCGGTGAATTTCAATTTTCCGTTCGATGGAGAATTCCATAATTTTTTTGTATATAATAACCCATTTGCAGCATAGCGTTGTTCCAAACCTTGTTGGTAAGCTTCTGCATAATTTACTACTGCTGGCATATTGTTTTCCTTCTTTCATTTATTATTTTGATTGTGGAATATCTGATGTGAAAGCATCAATCATAGCTTGTGTTGCATCGGGCTGTGATTGTTTCCCCTCTTTGGGGTCAGGATTTAAGGTTTTAAATCCATCTAATGGATCCTTAGGGTCTTGAGTTTCTTTTGCAAAATAATCTGGTAAAGCACTTTGCAAATCTTTCACTTTGTTTGCTAAGTCTTTGACGATTCCGTCTTTTCCTAGTTCCAAAGCGCCTAATTTAAATGTTGCATACTCAATATCTTTAGCGCCTGCATCACGCAAAACGTTGCTAACTTGGTGATTGATAACCAACTGTTTATTTTCAGTTTCCAATTGTTCCGCTTTAGATTTGTAGGTATCTAGCTCTTTTTGAACATCCGGATTGTCCTTAACCTTCTCTTCTAAAGTTTTAATTGTGCTATTAGCTTCTTTCAAACTGTTTGAAACATTGTTATATTGGTCTTTTGGCACAGCATGCTTAGGAAATTCTTGTTGAATTTCTTTGTTTGCTGCATTTGTATCAATCGTGCCATCTTCTTTTGTATGCTTTGCTAAAATTTCTTTAATCCATTCCATTGTTTTCCCTCCATAGCATTTATATAGCGGTCGCTACCGCTTAGAGTGTCCGAATATACTGTCGGCACAGTGCGAATAGTTTTACGTCATAATCCAGGACAAAATAAAAAAGACTCAATAAATACCCAAGTCTTCTGCTTCGTAATATTCTTCTAATTCGTCTTCATCCATAACGTTTAAACCTTGATAGCTTTATTCTCGAATTTTTTATAAGCATCAAAATAAAATTCTCGTTTATCGCCATTATAAGTAATTTCGTAATACATACCATCGAAAAGTGTAGTGCTCAATAAGGCTTTGTTATGTTGTAAAATCTTACATTGCCAAACCACAAAAACTTCGAAATCTGGTACATTATCACTCTTATCTAAGTGGTCGTTTGCATATTTTTCAACTAATTCACGACATCTTGAAATAAATTTCTTTTCATCCATCTCTATTCCTCCCAACTTTTATAAGTGACTTTCGCTCCTTGTTTCTCATACCACTCCACCGACTGTTTCAGATTCGGCAACGTATGAGAAATCATGCCAATACGTAACGTAGCTTCCGAAAATGATTGGTCAATCTCTACATGTACATGATTGCCATTCCAAATAGGCTTCTGTTCCTCATACAAAATATTGCCGTCTTTATCCGTAATTTCGTTTTCAACCCAATAGCGACTATTTTCGTCTTCGATGGCCTTTTTGTATGCACCTGCAAGGCTAGATGTTACTTGTAAAGTTAAAATCGCTTCGTGAAAATCATTCATCAAGATTCCTCCTTCTTATTCCAATTTATTTAAAATATCTACAAGCATCTTCTCCGTCTGTAACTCTTGCTATTAGACAATTCCTTGAAGGACAACTGGTCTCCAAATTCAATAAGTAAACTTCTAACTCGCTTGTCTTGAATAGAATCAAAACTTTCCAAGAAATCCGAATAATTATCTCTACCAACCATTTCTTCCATATTTGTTTTACCGAAAACTTTTGATTGTTTACTTTCAGTTGGCGTAATTATCTCTTTATTCTCCAACCACTCGTTGTAATTTTTATAATCAATAACTTCTTTTGTCTCATTATCACGTCTCAAATCGGGTTCATACCCATCGATAACGGTAATAGTACGACATCGGCAATTGCAATCCTCACTGGCAACGCCAAACATATGTGGTTGTAACGCCTTGTGCCCATCTACCTCAAAATACTCATCGATACCGACTGTTTTTCCATCGAGTTTACGGTGATTGGTACGCGTATCGCCATCTAGCGTGGATATCCATCGCTTGTTGGTTTTCAAACCTAGCTCTTTTGCGTGGTTCTGTGACTGCTGTCGAGTAACACTGGTAACACGTCCTGATTCCGTTCTAGCTATATTCCTAGCCCTGCGGTAATTTGCGCCACCTATTTCAGCAATCTGCACTGCCATTTTTTGCGTTGACCACCCCTTAGCAAAGCCTCTTGTAAGCACTCTGTTAAGGTTTTGTTTCATCTTGGTTGAATTCCCCTTCAATCTTGTTGAAAGCTTTCTTCCAGCAACTGGCGTATTGATTATGGTGGCTATTTGCTTATCAGTCATCATAGTAAAAGACAATGGTATTTTTTCTGACATTTCAAACTCATAAAAGAGTTCGTTATAAGCTGTCTGACCATCGTGCTTTAGAAAATCAAAGATATTCTTTTCTTGATTACCAGCTAACTGATTCGCTTTGGCATACATCTGACTACGAATAGCCTCTAAGCGTTCCTTTTGCAATTTCTTGCTGAATTTATCATCCAATTCAATCTCTTTGGACAGTTTGATAATGTCTTGCGTGATTTCTTCGGCTAAATCTTTGTACAAATGCTGTAATTTCTTATTGATACTCGATTCTGATTTACTGAGTAGTGATTCAATCTCCTTGCGATATTTTTTAGACATGGCTACTCACTCAATATCTTAATACGCAAGATATCCCACGAAGGAATCAGATATTTTCCAAGTTTTATACCCAAATTTGATTCGGTACTGAAAAGTTCAGGTAATTCTTCCTTTTCAGCCTTAGTATAACCTTTGATTGAACCACCACTTTTTAAATAAACTCTAATTTTCATCTTCTGGTACCTCCTCTGGTTCTTCGTAATCCTGTTGTTCTAGACGTTGCTGCACTTCCTCATAATCCAATTCCAAGACGTTACAAATGTACTCAAGTACTGATTCATCATCCAATCGAGTAGCAGCGTTTAGCAAATTATCAATTTCAACTTGCTTTCGTTCTGCTTTGATTTTCTCACGTTCTTCAATCTCTTTTTCGTTAAAGATAGTTGATCGTGTGATAATGATTTCCAGGTCATCCGTATGGTAATTGGTATTAAATCGGCGATTGATATCAGCAATAATCAGTTTTAGCATACGTTTGATTAATTTACGCAAGCGAATTTCAGCCTTGTTACATTTAAAATCCAACAATGAATAGCGTGATTGAATAACCACATTTGTGATATTCCCATCCCCGACTTGCGACGAATCAAACCCCATGCCGAACTTATATATGCCCTCTTTATCAACTTTCAGCTTTTCTTTTCGTGCCTCGACAGGAATATTGACAGTGTGAACCTCAATACCGCCATTTTCTCCTGTCCCGACTGCGCCACGGCTACGAAGGTTGTTAATCAGCTTTTCGTAATCGTCTCCTGGAAAGCCTTTGACTGCGAAAAACGGCTGGTCGTAGTCCTGTAAATTATTGGATAATGAACACGCCATTAAATCGTAATCGTCAATCAGTGCTTTAATTGGTTCTAAGTCAGTTGTTTGATATTTATTGTTGTCATAACGCAAGAACGGTATAAAATCATCAATGCCTAACGCTGCGCCTAACGATTGGCCATACGCTTGTTTGGTCTCACTATTAATCATAGTGTTAAAGTACGTTGGATTTACCTCATATGATTTATCCAGTTCAAAATCCTTATTTTCGGTTGCTACAAAATAATGGACTTTTTCACTGTCCCACAATTCCGCTTTGGTTACCGCGACTGTCTTATCTTGTTTATAAATTTCCGAATCGTAATAACGAACAATCGCAATCAATTGATTATTTTCATCAAAAATCTGAATAACTTTGAGAGAGTCAGCAACTGCAAAAGACAAACGGTCCTGATTTTTATTGAGCTTTGTATAAACAAACTCGTAACCTTTTTGATTACCACCGTCAACGACCTCTTGCAACATCAACTGGAATTCCTCATCAAGATACTCTTCAAGGTATTCTTGCAGTCCTTCTTGTTCAGTCAAGACCTCTACTGGATTGGACAATAAATACTGCGTTTTTTGGTCGGATAACTCTGTAAAGTACGAATGAGAAATCTTGATATTTGATCGCGCCGTTTCTTCATGTACTTTACCCTCGTTATCTACATAAAAGAATCGTAGGTCTTTGATATCGTGCTTGTGTTTGTAGTAATCAATGCCTTTGCGCATATTATCTTTATAGCTTGCAGCACGATCATTACTTACTGCCTGTTTAACTGCAGATGCTAGTTCTTCAATATTTTTAGACTTAAATTTGTTTGGATTCAAAGCATTCGCTCCTTTCGTTAATATAGCCAACCTGCACCTCTATCCATTGTTTCTGCAATCCCTGTAACTGAATCCGGTGCATCATCATGCGCGTTCTTCCCTTCGCGCTGATACGTTGTCATAGCTTCATAAAATTCCGGCCACCTCAACGCCCAATCTTCTGGGTAATACACGTTATTCTCAACCCAAGCGCTGTTTGATAGAATCCGCGATTGCTTGTTTGAGGACTGATGGAAATCCTCCCAGTAGGCTGATCGATAACCTAATTCTTTTGCTCGTCTTTCTGAATTGCGTTTGAAGCCACGTCCACCGTTATTTCCTTCGACTCGAACATGATTAACCTTGTTTCGAATAATCATATTGGCATGAGCGTTTTCGGTTGTTTCCATTGGTTCTTTCGTGTAGAGGACGTCTATCAAATACGCCTTGTGATCAGATGTTTCCGCCCAAACTGGAGAGGAAAGATAATCGGCTCCTTTATCTGCAGTATCCGTATAATTCCATATTTTGATGATATTGTCCGGTAATGTTTCATAGGTTTGGAATTTCTGATACAAACGACCTTTTTGGTCAATGGGTTCTTGCTGATAATTGGCATTAGCAATTGCAGAACCCATTGCAGCACGTTTCTTTTTATACTCTTCGTAAGTTAAGATGCCGGGACACAGCATTTCACGAGTTTCTTCGTTGAGTAATGCTTTTTCGATGACCGTACGCAACTTGTATCCCATACCAGGCATTTCAGCAATGACACGTCCGGCTAGATCTTTTGAGTGCCAACGGGTCATAATGATGATAATTTTCCCGCCTTTTTCCACCCGAGACAGCATTTGCTTTGTAAACCAATCCCAATGCTTCTGCAAATCATTTTCGTTTGTAGCTTCTTTAATCCCTTTAATGAGGTCATCGATAATAAGCAGGTCGAAACCTTTACCAGTAGCCGAACCACCAGGAGACGTCGCTAAATAACTTAACTTAGCACCTTGCAAAGCCCAACGTTTAGCAGCGGTCGAACCGTGTTTCAATTTGGCACGTGGAAAAACATCAGTATAAACAACCTGATCATCAAGGACTCGTTCCTCAGCGATTGTGTCACGAACTTCTTTGGAAAAGTCGGTTGCCATGTCTTCGTTGTATGAACCAGTAGCAACACGCATCTTAGGATTACGACCAAGTTCCCACTCGACAAAACGACCAGCTGTTAATGACTTGCCGTGTCGTGGTGGCACATTAAGTAACATGATATCCTCATCCGATTGCATGAAATCCGCGAATTCGGAACACAAACGCTTGAGGTAGGCTCGATCGCTCTTGTAAAAATCAGGTACTATTGTTTGGCAATAAGAAAAAAAGTCATTACGCGCATTGCGTAACAACTTTTCTCGTTTTAATTGCTTCAATTCTTTTAAATACCGATATTTTTTGATCTTATCCATCGCCATCACTAGTGCTTAGTTCTCGCTCTAATTCGGCGATACGCTCCTCTAATTCGCTATCAGTTAAACCATCAGCGTTAATGTTAACAGTCGATTGAATCTCGTGAACATCCACCGCTTTATAACCAGCACGATCAAGCAGATCCTTAGCTGCATTGATTCGGTCAGTGTCTTTACTATTCGGATTGTTGACAATGTCGGATAGTATTTGACGCGCATCTATAGCATCAAAGAAAAATTCGCGTTTAAGCTCTTTCTCTAGCTGTTTTTCTCGTTTTTCCAGATACTCTAATAGTTTAGGATTGTTTAGAAGTTGAGATGCTTGTGACTTGGCAGATTTTTTACTGTAACCAGCATTAATTGCTGCACGTGTTGCATTTTTTTTGCGAAGCTTCAAGTATTCATCAATAAAATTTTTTTGTTGTTCAGTGGGGCCCTTCACTTATCTCAACTCCTTTACCTAAAAATAAAAAAAAAGAACATCTGCATCAGATGCTCTTTCGTAATCTTTCGACAATAATAGAATATCATACAAAAAACAAGTTGTCGGTAACATCATGGTACCTTACGTAATGTACAATTAGAAATTATACGTAACCGATACTAGTGTCATCAAAAAAAGAAAGTTGTTCATTCACGAGAAAACTCACTCTCCTCATACATCTTGAACAAAATAATCGCCAAAATGTGATTCATTTTTGCTGATATGGTAAAACTTTTCATGATAGTCAACTCCTATCAAACTTGATTATTCTCATTAATTCTGCATGTTTATTCTTTATATACTGGTGCGTATAGCCTGTTTCATTAGCTATAGCTTCTAATGTTAATCCATCAATATATTTCAATTTCAGGATTTTTTGATTCAAACCAGAAAATTTATCAATTGTTTGAACAATTTCTTCACGTTCATTTTCTAGTTTTTCAATTCGTTCATTCAATTCTCTGATCACTACCTTTAAATGATTTTGTTTTTGCAAAGCAGTTAAAAACTTCTGATTTTTTGCAAGGTCACCATCATGTCCCCATGAATAGTTTTTCCAACGGCTAAGCTCGTTTTTATTCAATTTGAGCGACATTTTTAAATCGATTAATTCCTCATCGATTGCAATGATTGAATTTACCCATTCATAAATGATGAATCACCTTCTTTTTTTATTTTTTTGTAAAAAGTGGTCCACTGTCCCACTTATGGACCACTTTTAAAATTAAAGTCTACCACCTCTAACGCTTACTCCCCCAAAGGCTTGTCTATAAATGTCCTAGATGTCCCACTTTTTTTGTCTATATACTATATATATTTATTATTAATATATTCTTTCTTTTTTTTTATAAATAAAAGAAAAAAGTAGGACAAGTAGGACACATACTATATAAACCTTGTTGCATCAATGATTTGAAGGTGTCCCACTTTGCAAAAAAAAGTAGGACACAAGTGGGACACTTAGTTAAAAGTGGTCCACTTACTCTTCTTCAATTTTTTGATAGTAATAATATCTTTTTCCCATCATTTGCCGCTTATTTCTTTCATACCCCAAACTTTTTAACCGCTGTGTAAACTTAGTTTGAGAATAAGGCTTAGCTCCAGCCTCATCACAAAATTTTAGATACTCCTCGTAAACACCTTTTGTCGTCAAGTTTTCGTCAATGCCGTCTTGACGAATAAAACCAAGAATTGTATCACTCTCAACAAAATATTCTTCTGTTACTTTCGCGACAGTTTCGGAAGCAGAAAGCTGGCCACCGTTGTTGTTGATTCGTTCCATTGCATTGAGCGCAATATTTAATAGGTAGGATTTGGCATTTTCAGATGAAAGCTTTTCGTCAATTTTAGGGTCTGACTTCTTCACTCTATTCTCGCAAGGTATAACTACAACACGTCTTGCTATTCCACCGGATTTATCTTTAAAAGTTGGCATTTCATTTGCCGTAAAGATTAAAGTTGCTTTATTTTTCAATTTATAGGGTTTTGAATAAATTGGACGAACCATAATCGTATTTCCGGAAGCCAAAGTTTTAAAATTCATTGATTTTTCCATATAGCCTGCATCGATGTCATCCCCGACATTGACCAATTTCCCTTCCAGTTCCATGACTGATGTCTGATCGTTGAACTGTTCAAGCGCTAAATTTAGACCTAAGTCACCAATGAAGGCATTTAACATTTCTAAAAATGTACTTTTACCGTTTGCTCCAGTATTTCCAACTAAGAAAAATACTTTATGAGGGAAACCCGCAGTCATTAAAATATGACCAAGCAACTCTTCGACAATTAAACGTAGGTCTGGCTTATCTGATACTAAAAAATTAAGAAAATCATCAACTGTTTTATCGTATGCATCTGGATCATAGTCCACATCAAGAAAGAAAGGTGTGAACTCTTTAGTGGCCATCGGAATGACCTCTGCACCATCTAACATATAATCGTTACGGAATTGAATTGGGAAATCATAGTTTTCTATCAACTCGCCTTTAACTGGGAACAAATCAATTAATTGTTTCCATTTGCTAGGAATCAATTTAATTCGTTCATCAATCTTTCGTAACAGTTTATTCTTATCATTAATCCAATAGTTATTTTCTTTATGAAAAAGTGAACCGTTGAAAAATTTGATGCTTAATTCTTCCGCAAGAGCTTCACTTGTCACAATCATGTCTTTTGGATCCAAATATAATTTTTCTCGAATTTCTTTCTCACTTACTGAACTGACTAAAGAAGAAATATCGCTTGTGGGTAGTGGCTCACCATATACTTCATCGTTGATAAAAAAAGCAATTTTCGTCAACGTGTCATAATCTAATTCATACATTTCGCGTACTGTCAGTAAATGAGAATAAAGTGAACTGTTACGAGAACCTTCTTTCATATCCGTTAAAACATTTTTCAATCTGATAGGTAACAATTCAATTGGCAAAGTTGGTAAGTCTGAAAATATCTCCAGCGAACCATGCATTACACGCATCTGACCGTTTTGTTTAATGGTAGCAGTCGTCTTATTTCCTGTTTTATAATCGACTGCGGCACCACTGACTGTTACTTTTTTGACCCAATTTCGTAATAATACTTTATGGCCATTAATTTGAACAGGACGTTTATAGTAAAGATGAACCCCTCGTTTTGTCTCAAAAGCTAATGTTGGATATTTTTCTAAAAATTTATAACCTATTTCCGCATGTTCATCAAAATCCACCACTACTGTTTCAGGATTTAAAAGGACTGCTGCATCATTTAGTTTAGTGAGATCTGTGTAAAAATCATCCAAACTTTTTTGGTCAGGCTTCTTTTGACCTGGTTCAAGTTTTATAAAGTTCACCACAAGATTTTCTCACCGCCTTCTTCAAAATACTTCATTTTAAAAACTATTTTTTTCAATTTGTTCAATGTACCAATTCACATCAATATTTTTTTTTGTTACATTATTAATTGGTATAAATTGGTTCGGAGAACCAGGTAATTTCGAATGTAAATCATTCTTAACTTGGAAAATGCCACCGAATCGCTTATCAGTGGTGGCAATTCCGCACACTGTTTGATTCATTTTTTTGTATTGGTTATTCAAAGACAATTCTAATGATTCAAAACCAGTCTGCACTTTGCCAATGTAATAAAAATCTTCTATCGGCCCATTCTTAAATCCATCAATAACGTATTCTTGGGCTTTCGTATTGTAAACCACACATTGAAAAATACCTTCGCTAATTATTGGCACATTATTCGATTGATAGGTTGGACTGGCAAAAATTCCTTTGCGAATCAAATTACCGTCAGCTTTTCGAAATACATAATTGTTTACATCTTTTTGCCAAACGTTTTTAATCTTCGTGATACTAACTGTTAACTTTAATTTTTCACACCACAAATCAAGAATCTCTCGAATAATTGATTCCATAATTGGATTGATTTTGATTAAAATACCGTCAGTATTCGTCTGAATCAGATCTTCGAAAAATGATTCAAGCAGCATAATCAAATGGGTAATAATAAGCTGACCACTAATAGTTACTGAATAATATCTTGACGGGTCATACATAGCCGAATATGGATTATTCATCGAACCATTGACAGCATTGATTAGCGTTTTGTACGTAAGCTTTTCTGTTTCGACTTTCTTTTGATACAAAAGTTTGAATTTTTCTGGTTGCTTGACCGCTTTTGTTAGAAAGTCATTGTTTAAAATCAGTGACGAAAAAAACTGTTTCACATCAATGAGTAAATAGTCGCCTTTTCCTTTATATTTATCTTTTGCAGCATGTAGACCACCTACGCCGTAAACATGCGTTAAACCAGCTAAAGTCATTTTCATCTTTTGACTTTTAAGGTTCTCATCATAACTGCACATGTAGTCATGTTTCATTTTTGTGTAGAACTGAATTAACTTTTCAGGTAGTTCCTTTGTTGGAATGTGTTTATCAAATTCGTAAATCAACATATTAGAGCGCTTTGGAATTTTTTGTGCTTCCAAAATTTCCGCTGCTAAATTCGCTCTTGTCTTCATAATTGATCGTGCAGACAATTTAAATTCTTTAACAATTTCAAATTTTGTTTCCAGATATTCTTCGCGTTCTTCAAAAATTTTTTCACAAATTGCAATTCGTTTCAGACAATATTCCTTAATCGATTTTGTAGATACATCCATCCGTAAGTAGTACCCTATCTCCTCGATTGTACAATTTTTGGCTTCTTGCTTTAGGTCAATCGATAAATACTTTTGTAGGAATGTGCTTTTTCCGTCAGATAAAATCTTGGCCAAAAACTTATCGCTCTCTTGATAATTACCGTAACTGACTAGATAATGAACAGACGAGAGAGCTTTTTCCAAGCTCTCTTTGTCTGTCGCCTTCTGTATATTGTTATCTGTTTTAAAAACAGCTAGCCAATTATCGTCTTTTTGGTATAACCAGTAAAATGTGAACATTGGCTATCTCTCCTTTTTAAAATGGTAAATCTTCATCTGAGATGTCGATGACTGCATCAGTATTTGGGGCATCATTCGGTTCATCATAAGGAATAAAATCATAATTTTTATATGGCTTAGATGGGTCCTTTTTATTAGGTGAAGAGGTAATTTCTAAGATGAACTGGCTGCCTAAACCATCTTGAAAAGCATTTGCTAAAGTTGTTTCGTCTTCCCAATCATCATCAGCTAATTGCAGACCAATTACACTAGCTAATTTCCCGACTAATTTGATGTTCTTTTGTAAAACGAAGTTTGGGACAGCCGCTTCATCAAAACCTAAACTGATAAATTCTTTACGTCCGGACGCTTCACCAACGGTTACTTCTGTTGAGAAAGAGAGTGCTTCCCAACCACTTTGAAATACTTTGTGCTCTACTTTGTCTAATTGCACATCATATTCACCATCTGGTAATCCATCAAAACCACCTGCATTCGGGTTATCTGTTTTTGGATCGAATCCTGCTAATACTTCATTTGCTAAATCTTTTAATCCCATGTTAAATACCTCTTTTCAATATATTTTTTGGTTTATTTTTATCTATAAATTTAGATTTTTGGTTTGATACGTCCAGCTTTTGAAACATTGCTTGCTGTTTGTGGCGTAGATGTCGTTTGATTAACTGGAGCTGTCTTTCTTGTTGCCGACTTAGATTTTTCAACGACATCAGTTTTTGGTACTGGCGCATCACTGGGTTTTTCTTCTGTTGCTTGTAGCACATCTTCTTTCTCTTCAATTTTCTTCACAATTTCATCTTGAACTTTTTTAGTGGTTTTAGGCGAACGTCCGAAAACTCCTGTAATGCTGTCAAGGATTTTTAAAATTTCAGGGTCATCTACTTGATCGCGCATATAATCTTTACGACGCGCCTTAGCTACACGAATGTAATTCTTACCGACTTTTTTACATTGAATCGACAAATCGCAGTTCCCATTAACAATATTTTGGTGTTTCTCCTTCAAAGAAGGAATTTCAATTTCTGTCGTCCCTTCCAATTTTGATGCATTCCGAGAAATATAAATCACGTTCATTGGCAATGATTTTAATTCGATAACTAGTTGTTGAAAAATGTTAGTAAATGCTGCATAACCTTTGCCGTATGGAATATCCCCCAGTGTTTCGACATCTTCTTTATCACAAATGTATTGTTCGATCATAACGACAATATCATCAATAACATCAAGGACAATCGTCTGATATGTGTGCTTTTCTGTTTGTAAAGCTGTAATCAATTTATCCAATTGATCAATGACGGAGCGTTTAATTTTACCGTTTTGGTCTTTAATATTACGTAACTGCACGGATGGCACTGTATTTGCTTCGGCATTTCCATCTGTATTGAAAATCAATGGGTTAGGAAATTGTGAAGCTAGAAAAGACTTTCCTCCCATAGTAGGACCCCAGATGAAGAAGTTACGAGGCGTGTCTTTCGGTGTTTGTGGTTTGTTTGGTGGTAAAATACTCATTGTTTTTCCTCCTGTTTAGTAATATAGTCAACAATTTCCGTGATATTTCGTTCGACATAATTCATAGTTCGATAGACATCATTTTGGCTTCTAAACTTATAGGAATCGTTCAGATACATTGGTTGTAAATCTCCTATACGGTACACCAATACGTCTGATATGGCATTGATAACCTTTATACTCAAAATCTTTCTCATTACCCTCTTGTTCAACAATTGCTTTTAATTCTGGATAAATCACTACGCATCCCTCCCTTATGCCAAAAAGCCATTGTCTAAAATATCTTTACTTCGATTTAGTTCTTCGGTCACTTCAAACTCATAATAAGTTCCAGCTTCTTTGTGTTCTTTTTGAACAACTTTTTGGCCAATTACGACACCATCCGAATCTTTAATCATTTTCTCGATATGGTCATCAGCTTCCTTACGAGTTGATGCATAGAACTTACTGTTTTTTTTCAATGGTCTAATCATTAATATTTCCTCCTAGTTTTCTGCCACAAAATGGACAATATTCAATTTTTATATGTGCAACGACTCCAGCACGATCCAGCAACAGAAACTGATGCTTTTTATATTTATCACCTTTCCAACCTTTGCCAATGCGAACGAAGAAAGTTGGCATATTATATCCTGCTCGATATTTGCTTTTCATATACGTCATTGAACGCTTATGTGATGGTTCGCAGTATTCACACATTACTGCGACACTTCCTTCCGTTCTTTAATTCTGATAGACCCCTTAACAGTAGATTCTTTCAAATACAGCGTATAAACATCTGGCATTTCCTTTTTTAACTTAGTGCTATCAACGGATTTTCGAACTGTTGGCAATACTCGAGTAATGATTAAATCACCAGTATCAATTTTTTTGATGTCATTTTCCTCCATCTTTTGATAGAGTTGATCTCGAAACTCCTTTTGTTGAGCCTTCAATTTTTCGACCTTTTTTTCAAAATCCAGCATTTCAAGTTCGAAGCGTTCTACTCGAGCGACTAGCTTATCAACATCGTTTCCGATTGAATAATATTCTTGTTCTGACATGTCCGGATTTTCTTTTAGATACTCTACACGAATCCAAAAAGTTTCAATCGCATCAAGAATTTTTTCAATATAGCCTTGATCACGTTCAATTTCTTTGATAACTAAATTGTCCTTATCAAATTCTAAGTCAAAATCTTTCGGTCTGTGATACATAGCTAACCATCCATAAATGCAATTCGTTTGATGGAAATAAAGTTGCATTTGTGCTTCATACACTTTTTCAGTCGGATTTGCACCATGCGTTTTGATTTCTAGTAAAATTTGATTTAGAAAATCAATCCCATCAACATTTGAGCGAATCATGTCATCATTATCGATAAATGTATCTGGCTTGAAATTCAAACTATTCATTGTGTTGATATACTCTCGAATGATTGGCTCCATTTGATTACCAAATTTAATATAGGGATTACTGATTTGTTCTGGTTGAACGATGCCAGCCTTTTCCCGTGCTAACTCATATTGAGTTTTGTATTTAGATAGTCCTAAAATAACTGGTACATCTGAGCCACCGACATATTGAGTACGTTTTTCAGTTACGTTAGGATCATTCTTTTGTAAACCAAACATAATTTCCCTCCTATTTGCTGTGATATACTCTTATATGAAAGAGGTGAATACTATGAGCTTTAAAAAATGGTTGAAGCAATTTGAAAATGTAGATCATGCGATTGGCGATCTAGCTAAAGATGTTGCTGCAGACAAAGCATTTCCTGGAAAAGTAGACTCTATGGATAGTTTGACTGATTATCTTTATTCAAAAAATGCTTCAGAAGCAGCTATAATAACTGCCAAAAACGTATTTATTTTCTATGCACTAGATGAAGGATTAGCGCACTTAGAAAATGGCGATTTAGTTTGGCAAAGAAACAATTAACACTTGGCCATGTTCAGGAAGCTCAATTTTTTCTCGTTTTCCATTGAATTTAGATTCGATAGAAACTTGATGGTTTTGATATTGACCAATACCATAAGCTTGAACTTCCTCTCTTTTGGCCAATTCTTTTATAATCACTTGTGTTTCAACCGTTGAAAGGTTCATCTCTACTCACTCTCCATTCTTGTATTCATATAAAGTTCTTCTGAAAAATCCTGTTTATTTTCCAGAGCTTCATAAACCGCTTGTTCAATTGTTCTTTCAGTAATAAAGCGATAGACAGTTACTTTTTTAGTTTGACCATTCCGATAAGCACGTCCTAAAGCTTGCGAATAATCTTGATAACTATAAGTTGGTGTGTAGAAAATGACCGTATTTGCGTACTGCAGTTCAATTCCTGCACTGCCTGCCATATATTGGACGAATGTCACGCTATTCTTCAAATTTTTCCAAGTCTCTTTGATAGGT